TAGTCTGTCAATGACTTTAGTTGGCAATGTCATGCTGAATCCTTTGTGGTCGCTTGTAAGAGTCAAAAGCCTCGTCTATGGTTTTCATTTCATCGTCATGCGCTCTAGTGGCAACACCAGGCGCTAACTCCTGCATACGCAATCTATCAGCCTTCTGCCAAGGTGACTCATACGTTTTGTCTTTAGCTGATACCTTTTGGTTGCGTATCCAGTTTCTCCACGTTGCGAACCAATCAGCTTTGCGACCCTTAACTCCAGGCTGAGAAATCCAATAGTCTTTAAACCCGTCTGCTATTGCATTGACATTTAATTCAGGTCTTTCTTGTTTAGCCCATATTGCCCAATCATCTGGTAATTCCCAATCAGCGTCAAGTCTAGTGGCTTGAGACTTCGCAGAAGTCGGTGGCTTTGCATCTACCTCTCTCTCTGTCTCTTTCTCTGTCTCTGTCTCTCTCTCTGTCTCTAGACTATCATCTTGATATCTATCTGATATCGTGTTGATATCATCTTGTATCAGCCAATGACCTAGCTTTGAGACAGCATCTTTTGTTTCTTTTTCTGACAATCTCAAACGGAATGCCAAGGTTTTGTTATCAGGCAAGTTGCCATCATATTCACTTGCTATCAGCCATAAAGTTGTTAAGACTTTCGCTGCTTTAGGCTCAAGTAGATGCCACTCAATATCATCTAACAGCTCTCTGTACAACTTTACCCAAGGTGGTTTACGGTCTTTAAAGTGTTGGAACTTAGACCAGTTTTTGATTTTAGCCATACAAACCTCAATAAAAAAAGGCTTCACCTGAATTTGCAACCCTAATTTAGGGTCTGGCGAGATAGGCACAGTAACCTACTGCAAATTCATGTGAAGCCTTACTGTTTAGAACCCTCGCCAAAGGATAACGTAATTATAAAGCATAAATCTGCTGACTTCAACATTAGGGAAAGTACCTATAAAAATAATTGTTTATTTCTACACAACTGTGAATTATTGTGCAATAATGTGTTTATGCAGTACGGTTTATCAGAGTTAACAGGAAACGCCAAATAGGGCGAAACGGGTGTCACGGTAGCATACGAGTCAGCATCCAAACAAGTTAAACGTTCTACCGTACTGCATACATTAACAAACACCAAGGAGCAACAAAATGAAATACAAACTAAACGTAGCCCGTGATGTAGATACTGACGAACCAGGCGTATACATTATGAATACCATACCAGGCTGGCGTTTTAACCATGACCCATTTGCTTACGAACACGTTAGAGCGTTTGATAGTATGAGTGAATTGCGAGCAGATGTTAAAAATTATGTTGTACCTTGTGATTGTTTAGAATGCCAAAAAACATTAAGCAAATAACAAAACTGGGGTTAGTCCCCCACCAAGGAGAGAACCATGAATGAAATAGAACGCAAGTTTTTAGAAATCTACGGTGAGTTTAACTTGACCACCAAAGGCCCTGAGTATCGTATATTTCGCACAGGTTGGAACGCAGGTCACAAATTAGAAAACAAACGCATTGTCACAAACCTTAAGGTGTTGCGTTCACGTCAAGACCAAACCACAGACTATGAAGAGGGTCGGCACGATGGTTTGGGAACAGCAATTGCATTTGCAGAATCAGAGGTGGAATTATGAACCGCTACATAGTGCGAGCCACACGTTTGCAGACCGTTGAGATTATGGTTACAGGTTGGGATGAAGACGATGCCTTTGATAACGCTATGGCGTCTTCTGACTGGGATGTAATCGACACAGGTGAGCATGACGATGCGTGTGTCATAGAAGTAACCAACGACATTAACTATCAGGAGGAAGTATGAAAACCGTATTCGTAAACATACGCATGACACCAGAAATGCGAGCAATGATTAAACAATTGGCTGACCAAGAATGCAGGAGTGTGTCGGCTCAGATAAATTTTATGCTGACAGCGATGCTTAATCCTGTTAAGGAGTCTAAAAAATGAAAGACTTCACATTCTCTGGAGGCATGACAGGAGAAAACTTTACAGCTCATGTAAATGAACAATTGCCATTCTACCAATTAGCAACAGATGCAACAGCTATGATAGTTCGAAATTACTTGCCTAAAAATGGATTGGTCTATGACATAGGTGCATCGACTGGGAACATTAGCAAAGCTATTGAACCATTTGCAAAAAGCAGAAACGCTACCATTATTTCTATAGAAGAAAGTGAAGCAATGGCAAAAACGTGGAAAGGATATGGTCAACTTTATGCTACCGAAGCAAGCACATTTGACTATAAAAAATACGATGTTGCTGTTTGTTTTTTAGTTTTGATGTTTATGAGCCTTGAACAAAGAAAACAGTTAATAACCACTCTTAAAGAAAGATTAAATGCAGGAGGTGCAATTATTATCATTGATAAGTTATTGGTTGATGGTGGTTACTTTGGTACTGTAATGAGACGCTTAACATTTGATTGGAAATTAAAAAACGGTGCTACTCCAGAACAAATTATCAACAAAGAACTTAGTTTGAGTGGCGTTCAGAGACCAATGATTATTGACGAACTGCCCAATGCAAAAGAGTTTTTTAGGTTTGGTGAGTTTGTTGGTTGGGTAATTGAATGAGATATTTAAGCCTATTTAGTGGCATAGAAGCCATCTCAGTTGCATGGAAACCGCTAGGCTGGGAATGTGTTGCTGTATGCGAAATATTGCCGTACCAGTCCTCTGTGTTAGCGCACCACTTCCCAGATGTTCGTAACTTGCATGACGTAACAAAGATTGATGAAGAAACAATTAAATCTTTAGGCAAGATTGACATAGTGGTATTTGGTTCTCCTTGTCAAGACATGAGCGTATCTGGAAAACGGCAAGGCTTACAAGCTATTAAAGAGGATGAAAATCATTCATCACGATTGTTTTTTGAGGGTGTGCGGGTGTTTAGATTGGCTCAGAAACATTGTGGCGCACGTTTTATGCTCTGGGAAAATGTCCCAGGTGCTTTATCAAGTCAAGAGGGAGCAGATTTTGGAACAGTTCTTGAAACATTGGTTGGGGTCAAGTTCGGTACAAACCGACTTGTTTGGGGAAATGAGGGTGTTGTATGCGGAACAGGTGGGCTGTGCGAATGGGCTGTGTTGGACTCGCAATTCTTTGGAGTACCGCAACGGAGGCGTAGAGTCTTTGCTCTCCTCGATACTGGAGACTGGAGAAATAGAAAGCCGATACTTCTTGAAGCAGAGCACTTGCGAAAAATTACTAGCAAGAATGGAAGCCAAAAAGAAAAAGATACCAGCGAAACTCAAGATTGCTCTGGAGTCGATAGCGTATACGAACTGCACATGATGGATTTTAGGATTAAAGAAACAAATGTTTCGCCAACCGTTACAGGAAGATGGGGAACTGGCGGCAACAATGTGCCTTTGAAAGTCGAAACATTTGACCGACAAGGCATATCACAATGGGGAGATAACCAAGTGGCATCAACCATTAGCGCACGAGATTACAAGTCAGCAACAGACTTAGTATGCTACTCAATTGCAGAAAACATCATTAACCGAGAGCATCACACAGGTGCAAAAGGCATTGGGTTCAATAATGAAATATCTTTTACTCTAAACGCAACTGGGGTGCACGGTGTTGTTCATAAGCACAAAGTCCGTAGATTGACACCAATAGAATGTGAACGACTGCAAGGCTTTCCTGATAACTGGACAAATGTTGGTGAGCCAGCAATATCAAAGCGGTATAACGCTTTAGGTCGCTCAATGGCTGTGCCAGTTATGAAATGGATAGGCGAACGCATTAATTTAGTTGAGAATCTATCATGACACCTAGCCAGAGAACAGTCGCACACCTACGCAAGCTCGGATACCAAACAGCTAATGTCGAGCATTACAACTACTTCACCAAGCGTAAGCACGACCTGTTTGGGTGCATTGACATACTTGCAATTGGCAACGGTGAAACGTTAGCCGTGCAAGTGACTAGCAAAAGCAATATGTCATCACGCATCAAGAAGATTGAAGCAAGTGAAGCATTGCCTGAGATGTTGCACTCTGGGTGGCGTGTCATAGTACACGGCTGGGCAAAGAATAAGTCTAATCGTTTTGAGTTAAAGGAATTTGAATTTTAGCAATAGGGGTAAACACCTATGTATTTATTTTGTACACAAGTTTAATATTTGTACATAGCAAGCAAAAAACAAAAGGAGAAACAAAATGAAATTTAAAATTTATCACCCAGAAAACGACACAACTTTGTCTTTCCGTTCTAATGATTGGGTTTCGTTTGAGTCTGAAATGCAATCAATTGACGTTGGTGACTATTCTGCTGATTACTTGTATTTTGTTGACGACAAAAAAGTAACTTTTGCTGATGCAATGTCAGCGGTTCAGCAAGCCAGAATTGATTTTGAAACAAAACGCAACGCTACTAAAAAGAAAGTTTGGGTCAACAAAGGTGCAACAGCTTTGCCAAACGCATTTTTCCCAATCTGGGTAAACAAATAAGGAGATTATAAAAATGAAAAACGACCATAACTACGGTTACTTTGCAGACCTCTCACAACCTAACTGGACAGGTCGCACATTGCGTGAGTCTATTGGTGGCGAGTACGCTCGTGAACACACAGCCGCCAAGCGTATTCCACCACTTGCATACGTTGTCGCATTTGTTACACTTTTTACCCTACTGACCGCTAACTTTATCTGAGACTGATATGAAACAAATCTGCACAGCCTTTGTACAGGCACAAAAGGAATTTAACCCTGCTCTTAAATCAGCAACAAACCCACACTTTAAGTCCAAGTATGCTGACCTTGCCGCTTGCGTAGAAGCCGTTATAGACGCTTTAAACAACCACGGTATAGCACTAATGCAACTCAACCACGAATCTCAAGGTGGCGTGACTGTAGAAACAATGTTTATACATGAGTCAGGTGAAACGTTATCATCAGGCAAGTTATTTGTACCCGCAAGCAAACAAGACCCTCAAGGTTTTGGCTCTGCGCTAACCTATGCTAGACGCTACAGCTTGATGGCGGCTTGCGGTATTGCGCCAGAAGATGACGATGGCAACGCAGGTTCACGCAAAGCCCCTCAAGATGCCTCTGTTGCTATTAAATCAATACAGGCTAGTAAGACACTAGATGAACTTAAAGCCCACTACACAGCCTCCTATGCGCTGTTTGGTGACAATAAAGCACTACTTGCACAAATCAGCAAAGCTAAAGATGCTCGCAAGGCAGAGTTGTTGGAGGTGTCCAATGATTGAGCAAGGTACACCTGAATGGCAAGCCCTCAGAGTAGGCAAGCTGACAGCTTCTCGTGTCGCTGATATGTTGGCAACGGTTAAGACAGGTGAGTCTATGTCACGCAAAAATCTACGTGCTGACCTGATTGCTGAACGGCTAACAGGTAGCAAAACAGATTCGTACAGTAACTCTGCAATGAACTGGGGTGTTGAGACAGAGCCACAGGCTAGAGCAGCATACGAGGTCTTTAGCTATAACTTTGTTGACCAAGTGGCATTTGTTGACCACCCTACAATCGCAAACTTTGGTTGTTCGCCTGATGGTTTGGTCGGTGACGATGGCTTAATCGAGATTAAATGCCCTAACACAAGTACACACCTAGAGTACATAGAAACACGCAAGCCACCATCAAAGTACATAACACAGATGATGTCTCAGATGGCTGTAACGGGTTGCAAATGGTGTGACTTTGTTAGTTTTGACCCAAGGTTACCCGATGGATTAAAACTGCTTGTGGTTCGTATAGAGCGTGATGATGAGGTAATCGCAAAAATAGAGTCTGAAGCCATTAAGTTTTTAGCAGAGGTTGACGACAAAATTGTTGAACTTTATAAAAAGGTGCAATGATGAGCCAAGAAGACATGACCCTTGAAGCATTACAAAAAGGTGAATTAACAGCAATAGATGCTTTAAAAAAGTTTGGCTGCTTTCGTTTAGCGGCAAGAATATATCGGTTAAGACAAGCTGGTCACAATATTAAAAGCACTACAAAAACCATGCCAAATGGCAAACACATTGCAGTTTACACACTCGAACAGGAATAATCATGAAAGCAAATGGTGTAGCAAGAATCGGTAAAGACGTTGAAGTTCGTTACTCACCAAACGGTGATGCAATTGCAAACATCTCTTTAGCCTTTAGTTATGGCAAAAAACAAGCAGATGGTAAACGTGCAACGCAATGGGTAGATGCCACGCTCTTTGGCAAACGTGCCGAATCACTTGCCCCGTATCTCAAAAAAGGTGGGCAGATTGTTGCTTATCTGTCAGATATAAACGTGCAAACGTATGAAAGCAAGTCAGGTCAAGGTGTCAAATTAGTAGGCAAGATTGATGACTTAGAGTTAATTGGTGGGCAAGTAGAGCGAGCACCGCAACCAGTAGCGCAAGTCAAGCCTGTTGATATAGACCTAGACGTACCATTTTGAGGTGAGTCATGACAGCTAATAACAAACAGGTAAGTGGGTCTCATTACCAAACCAACATACAACCTTGGGACGCCATCACAGACTGGGAGTTAGGCTTTCTTGATGGCTGCGCTGTCAAGTACCTATCTAGGTGGCGTAAAAAAGGTGGCGTGGATGACCTAAGAAAAGCCGTACATTTTATAGAAAAGTTGATAGAAGTGGAGGTGGCAAGTGAGAAAAGCTAAGGACAGACAGCCAATCATAGATTATTGCAACAAACCTAGAACCTCTAGGGATATTATGGCTACCTTTGTGATGTCTGGTGGTGTAGCTCATTGCATTATGAATCAGCTTATTGCTCAAAATAAAATAGTTAGAGGTAAGAAAAGCAATGGTAAGTCTATGAAACTCATGTATGTCATACCTGAGAATCAACATCTTTTGCATCAATCAGAAGACGTAACTGTAGGTAATCTTTT